ATCAACTGGTCGGTAATAGAGACACCCTGTTTGGTAGTTGTAACTGCCATGAGATCCTCAAGAAAAAAGGGCGAGCACCCAAGTGGATGCCCGCCCCAAAGTTATCACGCGGGCTGCGTTTTAGTATCGACGGAAGATGTATGCCGTGCAGGTATTTGCCACACCATCTAAGTCGCTAAGCGCAACACCGAAGACAGGAAGAGTAGCGGCAAACGCATCATCATCAACCTGACCGGCATTGTCGGCGTACAAAGAATCACCAGCAGCAACACCAGCAGCCGCAGAAACGCCTTCGCAGTAACCAGCAATACAGACGCGAATAAGTTCGCCAGCGCCCGTAGCAGCTTCAAGAGCAACGCCGATAGCGGCAGACCCAAGTGCGCCAGTAGAGGCGATAACGTACTTCTCACGATCTGAAACCGTGGTCATCGTAATATCCAGCATCACAACCTGTCCGGCAGCAATCGCAGCGTTCGAAGTGAACGTCGCAACATCAGCGTGAGGACCAGTAACAATACCGACTTCAAGAGAAGGTTTAGCATGAGCCAAGTGTCCAAATGACATTTTACGCCTCCGCGTTGTAAAGGAGTCCGAGGGACGCCAGGTGATCAGCAATAAGCTGAGTGCGAACAAAGACGTGAGCTTCGCGAGCCGCGTATCCCGACTTGGACTCAAAGTCGCTCATCGAGAAGTTAGCTTCAGAATCAAACACGACCTTCATGGACTTGCTGTTGAGGAAGTACATGGAAGGAGCGTCTGCAGTCACGACATTGCCCAGGTTGTTCTCGACGTACATCAGTGCGCCGTTGAAAGCCAGGGCCAACTTTCCGCCATCAAGCACGGTCTCTTTAGGGGTGTACCGCTCTTGCGCCTGCAAGAAGCTTTTGTACAACCGATAAGAAGTTGGGCTTGCAAGGATGAGATCAACATTGCCTTCTTGGGAGTAAATCTGGCACTGAATCATCAGTTCCGTCATACCGTCCAAGCCGTTGTTGGCAAAGTCACCAGAGACGTTGAAGCTTTGGTTGTTCCAGTTGCTGGATGCAAAGGTTGCTTTGGAAAGGCCACCAACAGTGTTGCCTTGACCAGTAGCGGTACCGTTCCAGAAAGCGCCCTCTTCCAGAAAGCCAGTAGCAGTGTCAACACCATTGAGTGATTCCATTTCGGTCAGGCTCGTGGAGGTTCCACGAATCGCCTGAAGCTCCCACTCACGCTTGAGCATGCCCATCACACTCTTCATGCGGGCGTCCGCAATAGAGATGACAGCATTCTCGCCACGGTTGGAGAGCTCTTCCTTCTTGGTGATCACGATGGGGGCGACAAAGTCACACCATTCGTAGAGAGGAGAGCGAAGCACGTCGGAGACAGCAGCCGAGATGGGCTCGTATCCGGTAGCAAGCTGGGTAATGTTGGAATGATCTGCAAAGATCACGGAACGCTGGATCTGTTGACCGCCGTTGATAACCTCAACTCCGCCTGCACTCTTGATATGATCGAGAAGCGGGACAGTTTTGAAGAGGTTGTCTACGGCTTTCTTAGAACGAGCGCGAGCTGTTGAGCTCAAAATATCGTTTTGAATAGCCATGTAAAGAAATCCATTACCGCATAAGCGGTGAAGAAAAAAACAACATCTACTCGGTTGTCCGCTTCGCGGGCCGGATGGTCGCACTTATCCTAATGGGGAGCTACCATCGTCAAGACTATAGCGAAGGAGATTCTTTAGTGCAAGGTCAGCGTCGGCCCTTGGTCTTATTCTCTTTGAGCCAGTTGTAAATCGCGACCGGATCATCCTGGTCCAGGACGTATTTTGGAATGCCGCTGGCAGATCCACGAGAAGCACCACCAACCTTGAGACCAGCAGCCTTGGCTGCCTTCTTGTATCGGCTAAGCTCTGCGGCTTCTTCTTTTTGTTGTGCTGCAAGCTTCTGCCCCTTGACCTGCCAATAAGCATCTTCAAGGCTGAGATGAGTGTTTTGTTTTAGCAGACCAACGATTTCAGTTTTGTATTCAGTCAGGTCTGGGTTTTCTTCTTTGAAGCGACGAAGTTCGTTTTGGCGCTTTTGGAGCTCTTGCTTTTCGCGCATGGGTTCCAAGACGTTCTTCATTTGTCGCGCAACTTCTTGCTGCACTCTGCTTTCGAAAGACTCTCGGCTGTAAGGATCCCACTCGTTGGGATCTTTCTTGGCCTGCTCTTCAAGCTTTTTATAGTTCTCTGAATCAAACAAAGCCTGCCGTTGAGCAGCAACGGACTCGCGCTCTTTCTCGAGATCGCGCTTTAGCTCAGCCATCTCCTGTGTCTTTTTGGTGTAGGAAGATCGGAGGTTTGCAACGATCTTCTTGCCGTCTTCTGGGAGCGCGGAGACGACTTCGTCGTATTTGACTTTGTAGTTTTCGTCTGACTTGAGGACTGGGTCGTCAAGGTCAGCTTTGGCAAGGCCGTCAATGTTGATGCCGTCTTCAAGTTCTCGGACAATTTCTTCGCCGGTTTTCTGTGGCGTGTCGTCCGTCTTTGCTTCTTGAGGGGCATCGCTTGTTGCCTCCGGGGTTTGTTCGGGGGCAATAGTAATCTTGTCAGCAACGGGCGCTGCTGCTTCTTGTTGGGTTTCCATTCAAGCTCCTTGTTCCTGGGGAGGGAGGTTTGTGAATTTATAGGCGTTCAGCGAAAAGCGCGTCTGCCTCCTCATCAGCAATTGCAGTGTCTGCTTCCGCAGCCATTTCATCTTCTGCTGCTACTTCTTCTTCGGCTTCCATTGGAGCGCGGAGAAAACTACGGAACGTCTCATTGTCAGCTAAGGCATCAATGGCACCTGCGGCCTCCTCGAGCTTCGAGTCATCAGTGGCCTCAACCACGTTGGGAGCCAGGCGCTCAAGGCCAGCGTCTCGGGCCGCCATGGCAATCATCTCGATTGCTGCAACAAATTCGGGAGGAAGTGGACCGTCTTCGATTCCGGCTTCAAAAGAAGGATAGGGATCTTCAACCTCAAACAAAGGGAGGATGCCATTCAACGAATCCACCAAAAGGTTCAAGGACTCAACCGAGTAAGTGCCCACTGGGGCCGCTTCCGCAAAGGCGTCTTCACGAGCAATGTCCGCCTCTTCAGCGCGAGCTCGTATTTGATCCTCTTCTGCGTAAGCTTGTTGTTCAGCCATTTGGCCAACTGGTGGCATGGGAGCAGCCATGATTCTTTTCCTTGTTAGGATTTATACATCTTCTTGTATCGGGATGCGTTGGTTCTGCCCATTGGGGAACGAGAAATCAATCTTTCTTCTCGGGGCAATTCTTCGGGTTCAGGCTCTCCTTCAGGGTCGCCTATGATGATTAGGGGCTCTAATACAATTGGCTTATTGGTACTTTCAAGGCGCTCCTGAAGCCTGGTGGGCTCCGGGAAGTTGTACTGGTTTTCAAGTCCTCTTGCTTCATCAATGACTGTCTGAAGCTCCGCCTCTGCATTTCGTGCCGCCTGTCCTTCAAGGGTTTTCTTCTTATCAGAGAGGCGTTGATAGCGCTCTGTCAGCTGGTTGTGACGGCCCATTACTTGGGGCGGTGGCGCTGCTTGTTTAGGCATGTAAGCTCCTATTCGTGAACAAGGGTACCTTGTTTTTCCATTTCAGACACGGAGAAAGTCTCGCCGACAGCCATTGACTTGTCACCATTGAACTTCTTTAGGTTGGCTTTGTACCGCGCAATGTTTGCATCCTGGCGCTTATTCTCCGAAATCGTTTTTTCCATCGTGTCTTCGACGTGGTGCTGGTCGAATGATGACAGAGGTGCGAGACCCTTTGCATCCATGATGGCGTCTCTCTCCATGCTCGTGTGGTAACGAGTCCCCAAACCACGATCAAAGAAGCCGTTGACACCATACTTACCCGTCTGATCACCCCACCTACCCGGCGTATTGGCTGGCATTGACAGCTGCTTGAGCGCGAGCTTTCCGCATTCTGGACATTTGATTTGATCAGGAACATCCTCCTTTGGAAGAAAGAGCGCCTCGTAGACATGCTCTCCACAGAAATAATCAAACAAAGGCATTAGGCTTCCCCTTGACCGGGCAACACATTGGAGACATTAGCCACTGTTGGGTTCTGAATCATCTCTTGTGCATCAGGCGGAAGGTTCGGTTGATTGGCTTGGCCGGGAAGAGCGCCCTCTGGAGGAGCGGGTGGCTCTTCTGTGAGGAAGCTTTCGGGCAATCCAAGAGAGCGAACAATCTCTTTTAGGATTTCGCGAGGGGGAACACCCAAGGCTTGGAGCACTGGCACGTTAGACAGCAAGCGTTGCTGTGCAACAGCCTCGGACATTGGCGTCGATGCTTGGTCAGAAGCAAAGATATGGAAGTCACCCATTGTATCCTTGGCTGTGACCACCTCGGCCTGGTTGTCGAGGATAAGCATTGCGGGTTTTTCGTTCTCTTCTAAGAAAACAGTCAGCATACACAGGTATTTACGGGCCAGGTCCTCGATGGCAGCGTCTCTTTCACGCGCCATACGCCCAACCTCACTGGATGTGTACGCAGCAAGCGCAGCGATCTCTGTCGCGGTGGCCTTTGTGACCTCTCCACGGGTGAACGGTGCCACCACAGAGCCCTTTGACTTGTCTTCATTGATGTCCTGATAGTAACGACTGAGGTCAGCGCTCATGTTTTGCTGTGGAATGGGTCGGATTAGGCCGTCTAAGGATTCATCGGTCTCCACCTCTACGAACAATCCGTCCACACCAGAAGTAACCTGGGCCATCTTGTCCTCAGACATGGCACCTTTCTTCACAAGCCACTGACGCGAGGCTTTTCGAACAGCATTTGCCTGGAATGAGCGAATGACGTTCATTTCGTACAGCTGATCGTAGATTCTTTTGACGGATGAGTAGCCATCAAGGGGACGATCTGGAATCCGGTTGTAATAGAAGGGCACAATCGGCACAGATGGCTTGTCCGAGTAGGTTCGGAACGGAATGAAGTCCTCTTTGTCCAGCCACTTGTCCGCTTTGTTGGGGGAATACCAATAAAGCTTGTCATTCACCAAGTCATAGAGCTCAACGATGCGTACATACTGGAACATTGGGCTAACTGCGTCCTCAACAGCCCCCCTGTCCTGTTCTTGGTGCTGTTTTTCGTCATCAAAGAAGTGTTTGATGGGCTCACCCAGGGATTTGAAGGAGGTTTTGAAGCGTTTCTGCGCCTCTTCCACGGTCTCCCAGTAGATGTGCCCCACAAAACGCTGCTGATCCCAGCGAGAAGCGTCCCGAT